AACGCCCAACCTTGCCCCTGATCCGTTTAGCGGTCTAGGGTCACCGATTGCAACCTCTTTGCCGTTTGGCGTTTTCTCAGTCATTGTCAACCAGGCAAACTTAACCGTTCCGGCGGTTGTGTCTGGGTATAAATCATCAATTTCGGTTTGTGACCACGTTCCGCCGCCTGGCTTATCTTGGCCGGCGTATATTCTTTCAGACTGTGACGCGTCAGCCTCCGCGTGAATCCAAGTGTCGACCTTATGTTCCATTGGAAACGAAACGCGAAAATATAAGTTTGAATCAATCCAAACCGGTTGTTTGGTAATTGGTTTCATTCTTAAGGTTTTGGCGTCAAACGTGTAAGTTGCTTTTGTGCCAGTGCTATCGGTTTCCGTAATCGTCAAACTTGCGTTGTTGATTGTGTTTACGTAGGAATCATAACTCGACGTCCAAGACGATTCCAAACGAGTAACCGTAATATTTTGACGGTATGCCGTGCGTTCGGCGTTTACCGTTTCACCGGTTGAAACCGTCACGTTCCCATCGTCCAACCAACTAGGCGCAGTCAATGCCGTTCCCACTGAATGGCCACCGCCCTCGGTAACCTCCAAAAACGTTGCGTCGGTCACCGGCTCGCTATATTCCAAATACTGAATATCAACGCGTTTAGCCTCACTGGTTGGAGTTGTGACCGGTTGCCCGTTGGTATCCCGTGCGAATTGTTCCGTGTTGTTTGAATACTGGCACGTTATATTCCATTTTTTGCCTGTTGCGTCGGCGTCGACACGTGCCGCTGTTCGATCAATTAGATACAGCGTTGAACTGCCAAACGTGCCAGAGGATCCAATATTGGGAACCCCTGCCGCGCTTAACGCGTCGTCGGCTCCGTTGTCCCTATCCGGCAATATAACCTGAAAAATTTGCGTAACCCCTAGTTGCAAAAATCCTTTTTGCACCGTTTCTTTAGTTGATTCGCTTATTAACTGTGCGCTCATTTATAACCCCAACCCTGGTGCCGATTGCATAAAATCAAACATTGCCCCTAGTGTATCGCTCGTTGACTTAGTGTTTTTCTCTGTTTGTTTGGCTGTGTCTTTTTCCACTTTTTGCAAACTGGTTTGTTTGTTAAATATCTTAAACGCTTCGGACGTTCCCGCGCCAATGCTTTCCGCTGGGTCTGCAACGTTGCGGGTAATGTCAAATTCTGTTTCTGCCGTTTGCCGCCTCACATTCATTGCACGATCAAATTGACCGGCAACCGACAAACCAAAATGTTGAAAGCCGCCGGCAATGGCGTTTGCCGTTTCCTTTGCTTTGTCAACTTGTCGGTCAAAAATGTTTGTTATTGCACCAATCTTTTGTGTTGCTTGCCCTTTTTCCTTTTCGGCCATCAAACGCGCGGTTTCTTTGTCAAACTGTTCGGCTTCCTCTTTTCGGTATTGTTCCCGTTGGGCGTCAATTTCCTCTTGCGTTTTTGCTCGGTTTGTTCGTCCCGTTAACGCCATTGCCGTTTTGTCGGTCATTGACGTTCCGGCCATTCCGAAACTCATCACCTGGTTAATAAAACCTCGACCTAATTCTATTTTGGTTGACGCGTCGCCCTCCAACATTGACGTTGCAAACTTACCCCTTGCAATTTGGCTTTCCGCAGCAAATATATTTAAGCCGCCCATTGATTCCATCGCCATTGCTTTTTGATATTTAGCGTTGACGGCGTCAATTTCTTGCATGGCGTCAACGTAGGCTTCGGCCTTGCGTGCCTCTTCCTCAGTTACAATTTTGCCCAAACGTTTTGCCAATTCGATTTGTTGTTGCATTTCCGAATTAGTCAAGGCCAAACCTATATGCAATTTTGATTGCTCATCATCAAACAATTTTGTTGCAATTAACGTTCGTTCGCCGGCGTCCGTTACGCTATCCATCGCACGGGATAAAACTTCAAATTGTTCCTCCGGTGACAATTCGGCCAACGCTTTAGCCTCTAAACCTAGCATTTCCAACGCTTTAATTGCTTCACCGGTTCCGAGCGCCGCTTGTTCAATGCGACGCGTCATTTTCTCAATACCTTTACTTGCGGCACCTTCAGCCAAACCGCTAGTCCTTTGAGCCGCAAATTCTAAACCGCTTAAAAACTCCGTTGACGCCCCAACGCCCCTTGCTGTTTTTGCCAACTTGTCGATTGCTTCCATTTGTTCGCGAACTGCACTGAGTCCAGCGCTTACGGTATGGAATCCAACAAAACCAGCGGCCATACCAGCAAGTCCGCCCTTTAAGCCGTCTTTCATGCCGGAAAACATTTTTCTTTGTTTTTTTGTGGTCTTATCGTATTGGTTCTCGATTCTTTTTAGTGCGTGTTGGTATTGGTCGCCTCGGATTTTTCCAGTTTGAAACGCTTTGTTTAAATTGCTTAAATCTTTTTCAAACCGATCTAACGGAGTTTGGGCAGCTTTAACCGTCCGGTTAAAATCCCGAAACTCACCCGCCGTCATTTCTAGCTCACGGCGCGTTGGCTTTGCATCTGTCTTGATGCGAAAATTTAAATCGTAAGTTTTAGCCATTGTTACACCTTAAAAATCTTGTCTAACTCTTTAACAATTGCATCGCTTACAATTTGCTCAATCTTTGGTTCAACTATTCGTAAGGCCTTTAAAAACGCCTGCTTGCCTTCGACGCGCGGTGATCCGGTTAACGGTTGCAAACCTTTACCGCGTGCGCTGTCACCCTTTGCCCCTCTCCTGGTAACGTTGTGGCCGTGTTCAATTAGATTTGCCGCGTTACCCTTTGGCCGCTTCGGAAACACAACCGCCGCAAAACTGTTGTTTCTTGCGTCCGGTGGAAATACTTTGGTTGTGATTGAGTTTTTAAGGTTACCTGTTTTAACTGGTAACCGGCCTTTGTATTCATTTTTAAAGACGTTAGCAGATTTGCGGAGGACGCCGGCAAACGTTTTGCGTGCGAACACGTCCGGCACTTGCTCCAATCGAGCCTCAACGCCTTTTGTGTCAATCTCAACGTTTGCCACTTTTTGCCCTTTCAAATCTTTCTAGGCGTTTAATCAAACTGTCTGCCGTTTGTATTGCCGGCTTCTTTGGCGCGTAGTCGGTTAACTGTTTTGCAATTTCCGATCCGCTTTTCCAAACCTGTTGCCGTTGCAATGCTTGCGGGTTTGCCGCTTGCATTAGCTCCAAACGATTTGTTTGGTTGTTCAATTGTGCCAGTAGTTCGGCGGTTTGAGACCAGGGATTGTACCAACCATCAAGAATGGCCGACGCCAACCAACCGTTAAACTGTTCCCGCGTCATTCCGTCAACTAAACCACCAACGTCAACAACTCCAAGTTTTGCCGCCAACCTGTAAGCAAACGCCAAGTCTGGCAACGCTTGGAGCCGTCTTACTCCCCCAAAATGTCTTCTTCCTCCGGCTCGATGTATCCATTAACCCTTAAAACGTGGTAAGCAACATCCGACCAAACCCCCGCCGCTTTCTCACCGATCTCATCAATAAACAAATCAAATCCGTTTTCGTCATAGTCCATCATCAACGCGCCGGATTCGTCTAACAAACACAAAGTGCAAAGTTTTAAATCCTTTACCTTATCTCGTTTTTTGTCCAATTCTCCCTTTGGTCGTAACCAGGCGTCGAAACTTAGCTTTTGGCTTCGAGTCATTTCCCGAACCTTTACCAATCCCAATCCTTTAATTTCGCAATCTTCAACCTTTGGGTCTCTAACCAAATCTGCCGCTTTTAAATAGTTCACTCGCTTTCCTCCGTTGGTGTTTCAATTTCCAAAACCGTTGTGACCTTTGGCACGTTGCCAAACTCGTTTTCTACTAACTCAACCGCCGTATTGTATACCCAATCCGGAAGTTTGCTTTTTGGGATTATAAAGTTAACGCCGTGTTTTGACGCGTAACCAATAACAAAATCATCAAGCCTAATTGCGCGTTGATTTGGCAATAGGGGAACCGGCTGGCCGTCGTCGTCGAACAACGGCGCGTTTGTTACCGGGTGCCTTGCTTGCGCTGGATGTTGCGTTAACTCAACCATTTCCCCTAATCCTTATTTAAACCTGGGCGGTAAACGTCGGCTCGGTGCCGGAGTTTGCACCGCCGTCAAACTGCCAAACGATTGTTTGCATTTGCAATTCGTTTTTGACAAAGTTTTGCGATTTCACGGAGTTAATAAAACCCGTTCCAACCCATGTCCCGGCAGTAGTGCCGCCGGTCGATAGCGGTAGTGTTACCGTTAACGTGTCAACGGTTCCCGTACTGATTTGACTTTGTGCGTTATCAAACTGACATTCAAACGTTACGGTACCTGGTTCCGCCAAATCGCCAGGAATGTATTCCTCAAAATTGGTGCTTGCCAACGTCGAAACGTTAACGTTTGGTAGGGTTTGGTCTCCAATGTCCATTGAAACAATTTTCAACGATAAACCTAAACTTGCAAAACTTGCCGTTGCACCTAATCCGGTATCAATTGCCATTGCTCTAAATCCTTTATGCGGTTGCTTCGCGGTAGGTTATTTCAAAATCACGGGAAACCCAATACCGCCGTTGGTTCCCGCCCTTACTTGGATTATCGATCCCCGTTCGGTATCCGTCGGGTGATACAATCGCCGCCGCGTCCGCATCGCCAAACGTCCCCCTATACATCTGCAAATTTAACCGCACCGCCTCCGCTAAACTGTACGCCTCCGTTTCGGTCGCTCCGTAGCAATCAACTTGAACCCTGTTTTCCGCCATTCCTGCAATTGCCGTTAATGTTTCGGCGCTCGATCCATCAAACACTTCGTAAATTACAAACGGCGTTGCAACGCCCTGTTTTGCTAAATGCGTGTAAATACGAGCCGCCGCGCCGCTTCCAACCAACGTTGTAACCGCTGACACGGTTTTTAAATACGTTTTAACGTTTTCCCCAACGCTGGCCATTAGTTTAAAACCTCCGTTGCTTCGGCAATCATTACCCTATCCCTGCCGTGGTGTTCCAGGATACGAGTTATCAAATACTGTTTGCCGGTGACTAGGTTTTGAAAGATCATGTTTGTTGTAAGTCCCTGCAAATTGCGAAACTCAATAACGTTCGTTGTTTCTGCCTGTATTTGTTTTCCCCTGTAAACCTCACCGCCAGTAATAGAAACAATGTTGCACGGAATCCCTGTAAAGAATTGGACGTAACTAGGATCGGGGTCACCGTCCGGCGAATTGTCCCGCATTATTTTGACTCTGTGCCGATAGGTCACGGGTACGAACTCCGTTGGAACCTGGCAACTAGGTTTTCGTAAAGCTTAATCGTTGCGTCTTTTTCCTTTGTGGTGCCGCGTAGTTCTTCCATGATATCGCATTGAACCAATATGGCCTGTTTCGCAATTTCTGGCACAACTGCAACGCCGGCCACGTAATCAATTGTAATAGCGTCCCAACGTGCTTGGATTGTCGGCCAATCCTGATCCGGTGCCAAATGTATTTGTCGGTTTGGAATGTCGACGGAATAGACCGACGTTGCCAACGTCTGCAACGCTCCGTCGGCGTCGTAATATTGAATCGACGTAAACGTTTGAACTGGCCGATAATAAAGCCGCCACGTTGGTACTGGAAACTCTGCTATTTGTTCGGTCACCGTTCGAGTCGTGGTTACGCTTTGCGTGTCGTGTTCCCATTGTTCGGTGGCTGCAACAATTAACCGGTTTAGTCGGTCGTCGCTGTAGCTATCGCCTTGGGCAAAGCCTAATTGGTCTTTGACTTCTTCCAAGCTCACCGGTTGCGGTGTTGTGTTTGCTGTTGTGATACTTCGCATTTTTGCCCTTTAAAAGAATCGGCGGTCACGGAGGCAACCGCCGATTCCGGGGTTTGCCGGATTACTCCGGCGATTCGGTTTTAGGCTTTCGCTTTCGCTTGGCCTTTTTCGGCGGATCAACCAACACGGCAACGCCGCGTTCAATTAGCAAATCCGCCGTCCTTTTATCCATTGCGTCAAACACTTGGCCGGCACGTCGTCCCGACCAAGCTTTGACCAATTCAACTTTGACGCGTTCAATCATTAGGCCGCTGCCGTTTGGATTGCGGTAACTGATCCGGCAACGCTTGCCGAATCGTGATTGTCAACCGTTACAGCGTTCCGTGCGATTGCTCGTACGTAAATGCTGTCTGTGTTAAACGCGTAGTCGGTGCTTGTCGCAATGCTTACGCCCTGCCGCTGACCGTAGAACACGCTTTGTGACATGTCGCCAAAGTATACA